CGAAGAGGAAGCAACTGAGGAAGAGGTTGTTGCTGAAGAAGAAGCACCTGCAATTGAGTACAGCATCGAAGAAGATGTTGAGGCTCTTCTTGCTGGTGAAGAGCTTTCTGAGGAATTCCAAGAGAAAGCACGCACCATTTTTGAAACTGCTATCAGCGTAAAGGTTGGAGAAATCCAAGAGCAACTTAAAGCAACCTATGAGGAAGCACTTGTAGAAGAAGTTGCAACTATTAAAGAATCCCTTGAGGCAAGACTCGATTCATACCTTGAGTATGTTGCCGACGAGTGGGTTCAAGAGAACGCGCTCCAAGTTGAGCACGGTCTCAAGACTGAGATGACCGAATCGTTCCTTGAAGGAATGAAGGGTCTTTTTGAAGAACATTATGTAACCATCCCTGAAGATAGATATGATGTAATCGAGAGCATGGTAGATAAACTTGATGAAATGGAAGCAAAACTCAACGAGCAAATCGATAAGAACGTTGCTCTAAATAAGAGATTAGCTGAGTCAACTGCTGACGTAATCTTCTCTGAAGTTGCTGAAGGACTTGCCCTTTCTCAGAAGGACAAACTCGCTACTCTTGCAGAAAATGTTGAGTTTGAAAGTGAGTCAGACTATCGTGAGAAGCTGGTAACTCTGAGGAAGTCTTACTTCCCTGAGCACAGCACTCAAAAAGAGCATACCGAGACCATCTCCGAAGGAACCGCTGTTGAGGAGCAGTTTTCTGCAACTCCACTGATGGAATCCTATCTGCAGACTCTGGGTAGAGTCTCTAAGAAGTGATTTTTATATCATAACAGTTCAAACTAACTTTTTTAAAGAGGTAAAATTCAAATGCAAATGCCTAACTTAGAGCATCTGCAGGAGAAGTGGGCACCCCTTCTGGACTACGAAGGAATGGATCCTATCAAGGATGCACACCGTAGAGCAGTTACCGCCCAACTCCTGGAGAACCAAGAAATCACCCTCCGTGAAGAGCGTGAGTTCCTTTCCGAAGCACCAACCAACTCCGTTTCAAGCGGTGGCGTTTCAAACTTCGACCCCGTTCTGATCTCCCTGATCAGACGTGCAATGCCTAACCTGGTCGCTTATGACCTCGCAGGCGTTCAACCAATGAACGGTCCTACTGGACTCATCTTCGCAATGCGCTCACGTTACAGCACGATGGGTGGCGCCGAAGCACTGTTCGGTGAAGCAGATTCCGCATTCTCGGGTATCGGCACCGACGGTACTACCCTTGGTGGTGCATATGTTACCAACTCTGATGGCACTGCTGCTGGTTTCGGCACCGGTTCACAGTCTGGTGACAACCCTGGCGCTCTGAACCCTTCAAGCAACAGCACTCAGGCTGCTTACAACGTTGGTCGTGGTATGGATACCTCGACTGCTGAAGGTCTCGGAGAATCTGGTAACGATTTCAACGAGATGGCATTCTCGATCGAGAAGGTCACCGTTACCGCTAAGTCACGTGCCCTGAAGGCTGAGTACTCCCTCGAGCTCGCTCAAGACCTGAAGGCAATCCACGGTCTTAACGCTGAGGCTGAGTTGGCAAACATCCTGTCAACTGAGATCCTCGCTGAAATCAACCGCGAAGTTATCCGTACCATCTACAAGTCCGCTGAGACTGGTGCAACCACTAACGTTGCTAACACTGGTACTTTCGACCTCGACGTTGACTCCAACGGTCGCTGGAGTGTTGAGAAGTTCAAGGGTCTTATCTTCCAAATCGAGCGCGATGCCAACGCAATCGCACAAAGAACTCGTAGAGGAAAGGGCAACATGATCCTCTGCTCCGCAGACGTTGCCTCCGCTCTGACCATGGCAGGCGTACTCGACTACACCCCTGCACTCAACGCTAACCTGAACGTTGACGACACCGGTAACACCTTCGCTGGTGTTCTTGCTGGTAAGTATCGCGTCTACATTGACCCATATGCTGCCAACCAGGCTGCTGATCAGTACTACGTTGCTGGTTACAAGGGTTCTTCACCTTATGACGCTGGTCTGTTCTATTGCCCTTATGTCCCCCTCCAGATGGTTCGTGCCGTCGGTCAGGACACCTTCCAGCCCAAAATTGGCTTCAAGACTCGTTACGGTATTGTCGCCAACCCATTCGCTGGTGCAACCCAGGGAACCGATCCTGGTGCTGTCAAGGCAAACGACAACCGTTACTACAGAAGAGTCAAGGTTTCCAACCTCATGTGATCTCGATTCACATATCTTCTTCAGAGGGTCTTCGGACCCTCTTTTTTTATCTAAATACAAATAAAACTGATAATGACAGTTTCAGCGTTTAGAAACCAAATACAGAATAGAAACTTCTTATCTCCAACTGGTTTCCAATTCAAACTTGGTAAAGAACCAAAGGTATCATTCTTCTGCACTAGTGCAAGGATACCTGAAATCAGTTTGATGACATCAATTCAACCATCTTACCTTAAGGACATTGACGTTCCTGGTGAGAAGATAACTTATGGTGATTTAACCTTAAGATTCTTGGTTGATGAAGATATGGAAAACTATATGGCAGTTCATAACTGGTTAACCAGTTTAGGTTTTTCCGAAGATATACAAGATTATGTCGATCTCCTGTCAGATCCTAATGACGTAACTCAACCTGGAGACTCAAAAAGAGGATTTAGTGACGGTACACTGTCCGTTCTCAACAGCAACTACAGAGTCGGAAGTATTGTAAAGTTTGTTGATCTATTCCCAGTTTCATTGTCCTCACTGGAGTTTGATACAACAGCATCTGATGTAAACTACTTTACAGCAGAGGCAACTTTCAAGTATACTATCTACTATATCACAGATTCTGACGGCAGAACTCGCTTATGAACCTTGAGCAAATTCAGGAGATGTGGGAGCGTGACTCTCAAATCGACCCTGATAACCTACATGATGAGACACTAAAAATTCCTCAACTTCACGCCAAGTATTATACCCTATACAACACAATCACTCTTCTGAAAGAAAAGGCAAGAGAGACTTATAATAGAGTAAGACTTGAGCGTTACAACTACTACACCGGAAAGGCACCAGCAGAGGTTTACGAAGAAGAACCATTCCCCTACAAAGTTAGGGACAAAGAGGCAATACAGAGGCATATGGATGCCGATGAGAAGCTCAATAGAGTTGATATGAAGATTCGCTATTATGACACCGAACTTAAATTTCTAGAAGAGATTATCAAGACAGTATCAAATAGAACTTTTCAAATCAAAAACGCTATTGATTGGCAACGATTCCAAGCAGGATTTTAATGGACGACGAACATCTTTACGAAAAAGACTTTGACGAAGATCTACCTTTTGTCTCAATGGATATGGGTATTGAGGATGTAAGACAGATTCATGAATCGATAAGTCTTCATCTTCAAAACTGGGTATCGTGCCCTGAGAAAAAAGAAAGACTAGAAGGTCTAAAGGACTTTTTGGAGAGGTTGATGTTGGAATATACTTTTAAAGTTGGGGGATAAATATCCATAGGTGATCCTTATGGATAATGTCTCATTTGATTATATCGAAAAAGAATGAGGTCTTCTTGCAGGTAAAGGCAGAACCTCATGTCTATTACGAATTAGCGGACCAGTTTACGTTTGATGTACCTGGTGCCAAGTTTATGCCTCAGTATCGCAACAAATACTGGGATGGAAAAATTCGTTTATTCAATACCCAGACTGGAGAGATATATGTCGGGTTATTGGATAAGGTAACCAAGTTTTGTGACGACCACGGTTATACTTTCGAATTTACCAATAACAAATTCTACGGTCTTCCATTTGAGGTCAACGACTTCATCTCAAAGGAAGGTGTCAAGGATTATATGAATGCTATTTGCAAGTATTCCCCCCGTGAATACCAAGTAGAGGGAGTATACGACGCCCTAAGACATAATAGAAAGCTATTGATATCTCCAACTGCTTCTGGAAAGTCGTTGATGATATACTCGATTGTGAGATACTACGTTGAGAAAGGACAAAATACTCTGATAGTCGTTCCAACGACTTCCCTTGTAGAACAGATGTATAAAGACTTTGAAGACTATGGGTGGGACGTAGGTTCATTTTGCCACAAGATATATGCGGGAAAGGAAAGAGAGACCGACTCGCAGGTCATTATCACGACCTGGCAGTCCATCTACAAACTTCCCCGTAAATATTTTTCAAGATTTAATGTGGTTGTTGGAGACGAAGCACACCAGTTTAAGTCTAAGTCTTTAATATCTATAATGAGTAAACTTTCAGATGCAAAATACAGATTTGGTTTTACGGGCACTCTTGATGGAACTCAAACTCATAAATGGGTATTGGAGGGCTTATTCGGTCCCTCCTACAAAATCATCAGGACCGAAGAGTTAATGAAGAAGGGACACGTTGCTAAGTTAGATATCAACGTGCTTCTATTGAAACACCCAGCTCATAAGTTTGAAAACTTTGAGGAAGAAGTCCAATACATTATCAATCATGACAGACGAAACAAGTTTATACGTAACCTTGCCCTTGATCTTAAAGGCAATACGCTCATACTATTCTCCCGTGTTGAAGGGCACGGACAACCCCTTTACGATTTAATAAATAACTCCAAGGCAGACAATCGTCACGTCTTCTTTGTTCATGGTGGTGTGGCAACAGAAGATAGGGAGCAAGTAAGGGAGATTACAGAAAGAGAAAACAACGCGATTATCGTCGCTTCATACGGCACATTCTCTACTGGTATTAACATTAAGAATCTCCACAATGTTATTTTTGCTTCTCCTT